CATAATACGCTTTAGAACCATCTTCATTCTTGGCCCCTTTAGCAACTGAAAGACTAGCAAATTTCTCTATTCCTTCATTAAGATTTCCTGTCCATTCTCCATCTTCATCGACAACAACTACATGAACTTCATCATATTTTCCACCTCTTGAAGCTGTATAGTCTGTAGTTACTGGTTCAAAATCAAATAAATCTGCATACTCCCACTTTCTTGAATAAGTTTGAGCTGTTGCAGTATTTGTGAAACCAAGATTAACAGTCATTGAAGAAGAATTTGTTACAGCTGTAACTCTTCTATCTTCTCCATTAACTGTGATAATATCACCAGCTACAAATTGTTTGTCAAATTGACAAGAATTATGAGCTCCTGCTGTGGCTACTGTTGCTGTGACTGTTGCAACATTAGCAGTAACCGCTACAGTTCCTACCATATTCCTTGCGGGTTCCCCATAAGGTGATCTTTTTAATCGTACTGCTGCAGCAGAAGAAATGGCTCCTGTTGTTGGATCACAATGTACAGTTCCTGCAGTATTACTAGTAATCGTAGCGATTATAAAAGTATTACCACTACAAACGATTACATCTCCGACCTGAAGTTCACTACCAAAGAGTGAACTAGTTGCTGTGATTGCTTTACTTGATGCATGAACTGCAAATGTAGCACCACCTGTGAGTGTTATGTCTGAGTTGGAAGCTACTACTGTATTTCCAGATGCAAGATTAGCTCGGGTTGGTCCACAAAGAGAAACTTTAAGACTATCTCCAAGATCTCCTGCCCATTTTGCTATCCAATCACCTTTAGTACCATCGCTCAATTGTCCGGCTTGACCTTCATCATAATTGTCGTAATATGTAGCACTATTTGAAATTAGAATTTCTGCAGTTCCACTTGTGGCATTCATTACTGTGGAGTTTGCTGCTCTTACAATATGTATTTTATTTGAATAATTTAGAAAGTTGGCGGCTGTAAAAAAAGATGTGTATGTGTTGGTATCGGGTTTCTGGAATGTTTGAACCAGAAGGTCTTCCGAATCAATCAACGTAACATCGTTAATTGGCCCCCAACGAAAAGGACCAGCAAAACCGGCATCTATAGACGAAATGCCTGGTACTACTGTTGTTAAATCAATTTCAGACGTATTTACGCCCGGGCTTACTTGAAAAGGCATCTCATATCTCCTTAAAAATTAATGTTCGTTGTAATTCTTTTACATTACTATGTTTATTTATAAAATCAGCTTTTCTTAAAACTAAATAATTATTGTAATATAAATAGTTATAAGTGAAGGTGATTATGGATGCAAAAGAAAGATTTTTAGCTAAAGTTAGTAAAAATAAAGATAATAAATGTTGGGAATGGACTGCTTCTCGTACCCAACAAGGTTATGGTATGTTTTCTCATAACGGAAAGTCTGTACCAGCTCACCGATTTGCCTACCTAGAGTTTAGTGGAGAAATACCAGATAAAAACATTGTACATCAAATTTGTCAAAATAATTGTTGTGTGAATCCTGACCATTTAATAATATGCACTAAAAGTGAATCTCGCTTAAAGTATAATTCTACTAGAATTCATCCAGATGCTAAGAAATTAATACAGACTATAAAAGAAAAAGGTCCTAAAGACCGATTAGATGATTTTGGATTTAGTAAAGAAGATTAGAAATAATTTCTTTGGAACTCTGCATCAGCCACTTCCCAAATTTGACCTTTATTATCAGTAAAAGTTCCATCAACCTTACCATCATCTATAATCCCAAAAGGAATCATATCCTGTTCTAATGCATCCATTTGGTCTTGATAAATCTGTTTCCTAATATCAAGGTCTGTCATATCTTTAAAATATTGTTGTTGAACTGTCCATGCAAAAATCACTAGAGTCATAGCAAGGTCATCATGTGACCCCTCTTCTGCTTCATAAGAATTATGTTTAGAAGCAAATGTAGTCAACTCCGCAATCGTGTCAAAGTCTGGAATAATTAACTTATCAGTTTCTATCATATCTTTCAGAGCTGCACAACCAATCCTCTTGAGTTGTTTACTAGTTCTGAGTCCAAGTTGGGCATTCTTTCCAAAACCACCACCAATTTTCTGTCCCGCTCTTCCATGCATTGAACACATAAGAATATTCTCGTATTCTAATTCAAAATGTAAAGTCTCTGCTACCTGTTGTCCTATATCATTAATCTCACATAATAACCATGCAGTGTTATATTTTAATCCAATATTGTAGATAATGTTTGGATAAACCATTGGAGAAATTTTGTTATCTCTATACTTTGCAACCTGTTTGTATGGTATTTCAGAAATATCAAATACACTAAGTGCTGAGTAATCCTGTTCTTTACCATGAGCACTGTCAGCTACAATACAATATGTTCTATTCTTTTCTGGTTGTTCATAGACATCCATACCACCCTGAGATGCGATTGGATTCTTAAATGCCATCGTTCTAAGTTTTGAGGGGGCTATTAGAGTATGTGTAGACCCTATAAACTCACACTCAAACTCTTGTGTAAATTGGGTTTCACTTGTATTCTTGATAGTTTCTTGTTTCCACTTATCATCTCGGCCAGGAACTTCAGACCAATGTACATCTATAGGAACATAACTGTTACGTTCTTCTTCCGCGTCAATCCACATCTTATAAAACATATTGAGTCCAAGTGGAGTTGATACGATGAAAACTTTGGTAGTTTCACCAGAAGAAATTGTAGGATATACTGAAGTGAAGAATTGGTCTGCGATGTTTTGTGGTACATGAGCAAATTCGTCAAGAAATATGATGTTAAAAGAACTACCTCGAACAGCAGATGATGAAGTAGCTGCAGCAAGAATCTTAGAACCATTCTCTAATGCGATGTCTCCCTTATTCCATACAACAATACCCTGTTGCATCCATTTGGGAAGATTCTCATAAGCTAATCTAAGTCTACCTAAAAGTTCTCGTGCTGTAGAAAGTTTATTAGCTAGAATTGCACAATTAACATCTTGATTAAAAAGAATATAATGAAGGAGAAAACTGACTATAGTAGTTGATTTACCCGATTGTCGTGGCATCTTACATATTACAAACCTGTCATCTGTAAAAGATTGAACCATTCTCTTTTGATAATCATACAATTCAAATGGAACTAAACCTTTGTCTACATGAACTATTTTTACATAATTCTGTATAAAATACATGGGAGATTCCATGCATTTTTGATACTCAGCAACAGATTCCTCTGTCCACTCTACAGCAACACCTGCTGATTTTAATAATGGATTTCCAAGATAATTCTCAGGCATTTTTCTTATTCTTTAGTAACTTTTGAAGTTCTGCAGTAGAACCAACAAACAGATTATTTGATACTGTTTTCGGACCACTCTCAGTAGTTATATCTTTTTTGGTTTTATGAAGATTGAGAAGTTCTTTGTTAGTAGTGGTAAGTTTGTCAATCATTTGACCTACTACTTCAAATGCTCTAGGATGTTCAGATTGTTTTGCTATTTCAAGAAGTTCCTCAAGACCATCCTGACCTCTTTCAATCAGATTGTAGAGATTTTCACGAGCATACTGGAAATCAGTATCTTCATCATGCCCATTTGTAGGAGGCTTTACCTTTTCTACCTTTGTAATTTCTTTTTTTGGTAGCTCAATAACGCCCAATACTTCATCTAAATGTTCATCTATATCTGTGCTCATGTAAAGTCTTCACCAGTTTCGGGATCAAAATTCTTACTAGGTTCAAAAAATTCAAATGTTTCACTAAATCCGTAATCAGAATCTGCAGTTGCAGTAGATGGAGATGGTATAACTGTATAACGAGTTTTAACTGATGCATCACCAATATCCTGACTTGAAGTTTCATTCATTATTCTTTCATAATTATCGGTTTCTAATAATATGTAGTCTGATGAAGCTGAGGAAGATGCAGTAGTTTCCAAAATAATGAAATCTTGAACGAGATCATCAACATCACTATCATCACTTCCTGTAAGTCTGAAATTAACTTCAATAGTTTTAATAACTGAACTAGTTTTGAGGTCTGGATAGATGTAACCTTTAAGTAAAAAACTTAAAGTCCAGATTATAGTTCTTCGTGAGTCTAAGTCTCCCTCATACTCATCTGAAACATCAGCTGAATTTAGAACAATAGGAGTATCAGCCTTGATTCCCATTTCTGGAATAGTATTAATAGTAACTGTAAATTCAGGTGTAAAAAAAGGAAGAATCTGTTCTAGTATTTGAGTACCATCCTCAGCATTCTTAACAAGAATATAAAGTGTAAAATCAAAATTATATGGTACTGGATTGTATTGTGTCATCAATGTGGAAGTACCTGCTGCAGTATTTGCAGCAACATTTCTTCCAACAGTATTCAATTTTCTTACAGAATCATAAGCTACACCAGTAAGTGCAAACCCCATTCTTGGAGTTCTTGTAGCAGTTTGTCTAGTTACTGTAGTAGTTTCTTGAGATGCTAAAACGTGTTTCTGTTTGGGCCCATAGGCGAGAGGAACTTTAATTTTTTCAACAACAGTTCCCCCAGAATTCTTTCTTTCAACATTGATATCATTGAAAAGAGTTCCAAAAGCTGCTACATATTTTCGTATAGTTTGGTGATAAAACGTAGATCCAAGCATCAGTAATTAGTTCCTTCAGAGAAAGGATTCCCTTCTGTAAAGTCCAGAATAGAATCGGCCTCGGTTTCAAATCCAACATTATTCGCAGAAGGATCTGTTGGTTGGGCCTGGTCATCAAAAGTAGTAATTGCATAAGAAGCACTAGAAGAATTACCTATAATATTACTGGATGTAGAAAAAGTTCCTGTAAGATTGATAAGTTTCAAAACCTTAGTAGTAGCATTCCAATCTGCAACCTCTCCTGTAGCTGTAGCGGAACCAAACGTAGCTCCTTGATATACAGTTTCTTCAATAGTATATGTTCCAGTTCCACTACCCATTGTAAATTCAATTGCATAAGATTGTTCTCTTTCAATCTTGTCCAGAGTATCAATTCCAGTATCAATTGCTTCATCAGAATATTCAAACACTTCACACAATAAATCAAAAGTTTGTAGTGCTCCCATTTGAAAAAATACAGTAGCGTCACGAACACTTCTAATCTCATATAATGCTTCAGTAAGAGGAAAATATATGAGATCACCAGTTGCTGGTTGAGTATCCCGAATTCCTGTTTCAAAATTTAGTTCAGCAAATCGTCTTTGGGATAGAGTGAATGTGACTTGATCTCTAACTTCAAGTCCAAAATTAGAAACGAGAGTTCCTTCACCCTCAAAACCATCAACATTTTTAATGTACATTTCAATCATCCTAGCCTCTTTAAATTCGGATAGGCGGTCTTCTCCAAAAATAGCATCCATATTCACAGTTGCTCTAGGCATATAATACACATCAATACCATAAACCTTAATTGATTCTATAATAAGGTTTTCAGTAAGTTTCTGGTCTGCTGTATCTGTTCCGTAATGATTAAAATAATGATTGGTAGCCATTTATTATCCTACCATAAAATCGTCTGGCAATTGATATTTCAATTGAATTTCTTCTTCTATTCTTTCTATTTCCGTATTCGCATCATCATAAAGTTGTCTTCCATTTAGAGTTATTCCGCCAGGAAGTTGCATTCCCTCAAACTTGATAAGGTTTTGACCCCACTGCCTTTTAAATAATGAAGTTACATATCTTTTAAGAAATAAATCTCCATATACATCTGTATATGTTGAGGGGTCAACAATTGCATATGCTTCCATAATTATCCAATCGTCTATTCCAACATCATTTCCCCAATTAATATCTAGATATAATCTATCCATGTGACGATTAAATCTAAATCTTGGTAATCCATGAAACAGATTATGTACAGATGCTAACTTTTGTTGTGTGAATACATAGGTACGCATATCTTCCATTGCACCCATCGTATAGAGGTCATTCAATGCATACTGATAATTTACCGAAAACATATTTGTACTACTACTGGTGTCATCATACATTGGTAATACACTTTTAATACCTATTATGTTTTCATCTACAGAAACATATTGATTATCATAATCCCCAATAGATGCTGCACTAACAGAATTTGTTGTGGCTGTTAATCCACTCGTTCCCCCTGTAATTGTTTCATTATTTGCAAAAAGTGTTGTAGTATTTGAGTAGTATGTATTCCCATCACCACCAGATTTTACTTCTGGATTTTTAAATCGAATTGTAGTATTAGCACTGTGGTATTCATGAACTGTTGCTCTTACACCACTTGTCCCACCTGTAATTTTTTCATTTTCAGTAAATACAGTATTAGAGGTAATTTTTAATGTTGAACCTGAAATTTGTTTTTTAACAAATGTAGGATAAGTACCATCAAAATGATACTCTTGAAAATATTCCAGAGCATCATCAATACAGTCCTCCATTTGGTCATCATCAAGATTGAGGTCTACTACAGGATGTCCTAATTTTCTTTTTGCGTAATCTTTAAGAGTTGCTCTAGTAGTTGGTTGTGTCATTTCGTCGCCTCCTCAGATATCGTTATAATTCCTTCTGCTAATCTCTCTACTATTGTTCCACCCGATTGTGTATATTCAACATCATACACATATTGGCCAGGAGCAAGGGCTGCTGTTTGAGTTGCAGTCAATGAAATAGTACAATTAGACCCCGCAACAGCTGTAGTAAAGGCAGCAACATTATTTGATGATCCATAAGATTGACGCATCTTACCAGCACAAGTTCCAGAAGAAATAGTAACATTTCCACTAGCAGAGTTTTGTGCAGTGATTACTTTTTCAAATGTACAACCTTGATCTAATACCATGTTGACAGTTTGTTTTTGAAGAGTTAGTGGCATTTTTCCTTACCTTGTATCTGTTGGATAGTTATTTGCCCAAAATTCATTATCAGTTTGAGTGAAAAAACGATCTGCATCCTTCATATTTGAAAGTGCCCTCAGATCATTACTATCTGCAGCACCAGATGTTATATTAGGATATTGATCTTTATCTGCATTAACAGTTCTATTTGGATGATGGCTTGGGCTCCATATCCATGTGTTCGTAGCATCTTTATCGTTTTCTGTTGCCCATCCTAGAGGGTCAAGAGCAAAACCATTTACTCTATCTATATTTCCTTGTAAGTCTGATTGAGATAATGCTGTATTCGTTACCCATGTACCTGCCCAGTTTGATTTAAATACAAATCCAGTATCAGCTCCATCACAGAATGCACCAAAAAATGTTGACCCCGCACCAGTATCTTGATGATCTCCTCTGTATCCTACTCCTTGAACAAATCCTAAGTAATTGCTCTGTTGATTGGATGCTTGTATATGATGCCATTCTATTTCTTGTACTTTTCCTGTCCACAAATTTGTTTGGTAGAACTTAAAGGAATCTTTGATATTTTGTATTAGTTCTGCTTCAGTTTCAGACCTTGTATTAGGTTTCCAATATCCCACAGGTCCACCATTGTATACACAAGTGATCTGATACCACATGCGTACATCTCCATCAACTTCATTCGGATTCATTGTTTGATGGATAGTTGTACTGTTATTACTATGTTCAAATGGATCTTGATAACAACCACTAGGGTCATTCGTAGCATAATGTACATTTGCTGATATACCATAAGCTAACTTCAGAAATCCATCGACACGATTGTAATATCTTGATTCCTATTCCAATGTCCTATTTGGAATTTGAGTTGGCCGCTAAAGTATTGTAATCTCCATCCACCGCCTCGATCCCTAGAAGAATGATATGGTGCTGCAGCCCAAACTGTTCCTTGATTGTCTGCATCATAATCTGTGTTATCAGTTGGTTTAAAGGGTGATGAAAATGTTGAAACTACAGTAAATGGTTTTCCCATTCTCGCTTCACCATCAGAAAGAGCAGCATAACTACCAGTACTCCAAGTTGAGGTAGAACTATTGTAGGTGTTAGGATATTCTACCAACCTCATTAATGCTTGATCCCACGCATCATGACTAGAGTATGTTCCTTCTGCTACTACTACAGTTTTCATTTGCACAATATCTTGATGGTGAGGGCCTTCCATTTCCCACCATCTATCTTCACCATTGTCTCCATATTCAGGATTAGAGCTCCCACCTTTCCAAACGACTAATCTATCTCTATTACCATCATTTCTAACAAAGTCTGTCCATTTAGTAGAACCCCATTGACCATTAACATATGCATGATCGCGTGTAGCTTCTGGTGATATGGATACAACACCTTCTGCTAATCTTTCTACAGTATCGTCATCAGATTGAGTATATTCTACATCATACACATATTGGCGGTCTGCAGAAACATTGGCAGTATTTGTTGCTGCCATTGAAATAGTAACATTAGACCCAGAAATAGCTGTGGAAAATGTATGTATATTATTACTAGAATATAAAGATTGTCTTAATTTGGCAGCTACAGTACCAGAAGATATAGACACATTACCGCCTGCTGTGTTTTGTGCGGTAATTACTTTTTCAAACGTGCAACCTTGATCTATTCCAAGATTTACAGTTTGTTTTTGAAGGGAAAGTGCCATTAAATCTCCTTGTAGTTATAACCTTTCCATATATTTAGTAATGGAAGGAGTTAGGAGATTAAATTTCAGGGTCTTCCGGCCAACCATCGCCAGTGTTTATGGCTTGAAGTGCTGTTATATCGGCTGCTGCTGTAATAGAAGTTTCAATATCTGATGCTTTAGTTCTAACACTATTTCTATAAGTCTGAATTGCAGAGGGAACTGCAGTACCAGCATCATCCTTACGAATATAATACCAATCATGGGGTTGAAGTTTTGAACCTTGAATATCTTTTACTTCTTGAGTCATAGTCCATTTTCTACCTCTGGAATGTAATGTCAAATCATCAGAAATTGTAGTTGAAACTGCTGGAGAAAGAGCTGTACCACCAGAGTTGAATCCTCTAACTGTATTTCCACTTGCCCATGTTCCTTTTGTAATTTCTACATTAAGAACATTGTCTCCCTTAGAAATAATTGTTCCTTGTTTAGCAGCTGAACTATATGTAGCACTACTTGCAATTTTATCTCCATCTGTAAACCCATCAGAATCTGCGACTGGTATTGCATATACATCTTCTATTGGTTTAGCAGTATTTGTATAAGTTCCAGTTACATCAGTTACCTCATCATCATCATCTTTAATAACTGCATAAATGGGTTGGGAAACATCATACCAGCTAGGGTTTTCTGGTGAATTGGTCATATTAATAGACCAAATCTTCAGTGCTTTAAGTTCAGATGCAGTCCAAAGAGAGA